AAGTTTGTTGGAGATGGAAACAATGGTAAGATTATGTTCATTGTTAAGAATGGAGATACTTCAAGTGCTAATGTTCAAATTATCAAAGATGACCAAGAGGGTAGTTGGATAGACTTACAAAGAATAACTGACCAGAACATTGTAACTGCTCATAGATGGCAACCATCATTAAGTGGATTAGTTAGTTCAGGTAAAATGAATAATACAGGTAGTGAGATTAGAATTGCTTATGATTTAGCAATGACTACTGTAATTAAAGATACTTCTGATTTATTGTTAAATGGGATTAGAGGGGTTTTATATAAAGAGTTAGGTTTCTTGCCTGAAGAATTAGTGATTCACTATGAACCACCAATTAGTTTTGCAACTCAAATTGACCCTAAACAAGTTCTTACTATTAACGAACAAAGAAGAATGTTAGATGAGGATTTACCAATGCTAGAGGAAGGTAATATGTTCTTGACTGATAGAGAGCAAATTATTGTAACAAGAGATGATGATGGAGATGGGGTTGGTGATGATGAGGTTGGAGATATGCAAGTAACTGAAATTGAAAAAGAATAACTATGGCAAATGTAAATCAATATATACCTTTAGTAACAGCAACAGAAGTTATAAGTAATAGTTTTACTAATGCTAATACTGATACTGCTTTAATTTCTAATAGCACATTACTTCTTTCTGAGTTAGCGCATTTAAAAGATGCAATTGGTAAGAAGTTTTATGAGGAATTAAAAACACAACACAATAATGGTACTTTAACTACTGCAAATCAGACTCTAATGGATGATTTCCTAACAAGAACTTTGTGTTGGTTTGTGAGGTTTGAGGTAATAAATGAAGTTCAGAGTAATAGTAGTAGTGCAGGTATTGTGCATAATATTGATGAGTTTGCTACTATTATAGACCCTTCTGAGTTAAACGCTTACAAACAAGATACTTATAGAAAGGCTGAGATATACTTAAAAGATATGTTAGATTATATGAATGATAGCGACCAGTCTGGTGATTATCCAACTTACGAGTCTAACAAGCCTTGTAATGATGATGTTTACAAGAATCATGGAATAATAATGTATGATAGTATATACTCAAGACCTACTAGAAATTATAATAGTTGGAAGAATAACTGTCCTTGTGATGATTGTTAAAATAAATATATAAATGGCTGCAAACGAACATAAAAATTTATCTAGTGCAAATAGACATAATCCAAAAGGTTTTGAAAATGCAACTAATGATACTATATTAGGTAAAAACGAAGGAAGTTCTGCAACAGGAACTGATGGCAACTTAGAGTGGCAAGGTAAGTCTTATATGGGTGTTACTAACTATAAGATGCAGGGATATATAACTACAGCATTAACTAATTACACTTATGGTGAAGATATTATTGATAATAAATCTCCATTTCAAATGGATGTAGATTATGGTACTGATACAGTTTCTTCAGGAAGTATATCTCCAACTAATTTTTTTAGAATTGGTCAGACTTGTGTAATCCCTGAAACTGCTACAGTTGCATCTATAAGTGGGTGGATTACAAGCAATAATGCAAATGATGTTACTATTGCTTTATGTAAACTAACACCTGTAGAGGGTAACACTACTTCTGTTGTTCCTACTGTGATTGATGAGATTACAGTAGAAGGGCTTAATAATAATAGCAAGGGTATTAGGATAAACGAAACAACTATAACGGCATCTTCTGTATTGGCAGGAGATATTATATTTCCAATGATAAAAGAGGCGAGTGGAGGTTCTACTATCTATATGAATTTAACGATACAAACAACAACATTCTAATGACAACAAAAGAGGAAATAGTATCAATGAAGAAAGATATAAGTTCAATAAATGAGAAGATGGATAATTTGGATAGTAAATTAGACATGATTACAGAGAGATTACTAAATCCAGATAAAGGGGTTGCTGCTAGAGTGAACAGAAACACAGCAATGAGAAAGGTTTTAGTCAAAGCAATGTGGATGATTTATGCTATAACTTTAGGTGCATTGATAAAACTTTTTACAGAATAAAAAACAAATTAATAAACAAAATAAAATAAAATAAAATGAGTACAGAATTTGATACAGACAATACACTACTAATGATGCAATTAGGTAAAGGTGGTGGTACTGAGGTTTTCACTACTGCAGCACAAACAGGAAAAGACTGGTTTTGTGTGCATTTTCCAGTTGAATCTGTTGTTGCAAGTATTGCAGCGGATGGAGTTACAGGTGAAACTGCACTTCAAACGACACTTAGTGCTGGAACGACATTGTTCATGAATATCACATCCATTACACTAACGAGTGGAATTGGAATAGGATATAGAGATATATAAATAATATGTTAGGTTTAAAACAATCTTTAAGTTTAAATTCTAATAGAATATTAGGAGGTTGGACACCTGATAGTGAAGGAACTGATTTAGTTGCTTGGTATAAAAACAAAGAAGGAATTACTTTAAATGGTTCTCATGTTTCTGCTTGGGCTGATAGTTCTGGTAATGACCATAATATGGTACAATATACAGTAAGTGAGCAGCCTGCTTATTATGCTGTTACAGGTGCTTTAATTTTTGACAAAACTGCTTCACAAAATTTACAGACTACAAGTCAAATAAGTATAAGTGGCGACTTTACTGTTGGAGTAAGATTAGACCCTTCATCGGTAAATGTAATTGTCTTAGGTGATAACACTACAGGAGAAAATGAATTTTTTAAAATAACCACTAGTACTTCTTTAAGGTTTAAAACAGATGGTTCTTCTGTTGATATTACTGTAAATGATGGAAATTTGACTGATGACAATTATATAGTAGTTACACGAGCATCTAATGTAGTTAGTCTTTATGTAAATGGAACTTTGCAAACTGACACAGAAACTTTAGCAGGTATAGTAGATATTGATGCAATAGGAGTAAGAGCAGTTGATAATAATCCTTATGATGGAGTCATACAAGAAGTACAAATATTCAGAACTACAAGTTCTGATTTAACAACTAATGTAAATGATTACTTATCAAACTTATAAAAAATAAAAATAAAAATAAAAAAATATGGCAACAACAGTAACAGTACAAAATTTAACAGTAACAATAACAGAGCAATATACTCTAAATGGTGTGTCTTATGGAAATACAATGAATAAAACCTATACAGATAATGGTCAGGTGTCTCAAAGAGTTATGACTGTTTCAGATAAAGGTGATGGAGGAGATTGGACAAATATATTGGCTTTATCAAATGCTGATGGTCAGGGTCAGGTAGTTAAGACAGAATACAAATACTTTAGAATAACTAATTTAGATGACACACATACATTGCACCTTAGAGTTTATAATGGTTCAGATTATGTTGCAGTTGAGGTTACTCCTGCAAGTAGTTTGCTACTTATGGATGCAGGTATAGATTCTCCTACAGGAACAGGGGCTATAACACTTGCAGATATTGAAGCAATAGCAGGTCAATCATCTCACGCTACTGAATCTTTAGATGTTGAATTCATAATGGTTACTTCTTAAAATAAAATGACTTTAAAATACTTTAAAAGAAGTGAGTTTAATTGCAAATGTGGTTGTAATACAAACTACATTGATAGTGATTTCTTAGAGATGATGGATAAAGCAAGAAGAATTGCAGGAGTTCCATTCAGAGTAAATAGTGGGTATAGATGTGAAAACCATCCACTATCTAAGAAAAACCCAACCTCATCTCACATTAAAGGAATTGCTGCTGATATACATTTTACTGATGGTAAAAACTTAGCACTAATAATGGGAGGATTAGGAGGTGCAGGATTTGAAAGATTTGGTATAGATTTTAAAAACAAATTCATACACGCTGATTGTGATGAGGACAAAACAAACCCTTGTATCTGGGGTTATTAAACAGAATATTAACTAATTAAATATATATTATGAATTTTATTACAGAAAATTGGGTTGAATTATTAATTGGATTAATGGCTTTCGCTAAAGTTATTACTAATTTAACTCCAACAGAAAAAGACAACAAGATTTTTGGGTGGTTAGACACAATGATTGATGCATTAGTGCCTAATTATACAAAAAAGAAATAATGGTACAGAAATGGATAGGGTCTATGCTAATGAAGGGAGGCATAACACCAATAACAGAATTGTTAAAAGCAGTAAAAGAACTTTTTACAGACACTAAAGGCAAGTGGAGTAGCAAAAGAACCATTAGTGGAGTGATAGTACTTGCTGCTAGTCTATACATTGAGAAAAATGGTATTGATACTAATTCCTTAATACTTACAGGTTTAGGAGTTTTACCATTATGTTTTTCGGTATTTGAAAAAAATAAATGTAATTGTACTGATAATTGTAAAAAATAATTATCTTTGCATAACACAGGTAGGGTTGTGCCTATCTTTGTTTTCATTGTTTATAGTTTTCAAGAGTGGGATGTTTAAAAACATCTCACTTTTGTATTATACAAGCATTTTTTTTTGTATAATTGCATCATAACCAATACATAAAACTATGAAAAAATATGGTAAAAGACTTAGACTTTCTAAAGAAGAAGTTGAGATGGTTTATGAGAACAGAGCAGAAAGCACAACAAACATTAATGGGAATACAGCATTAGACATACACCTTTCAGAGAGGGGTATAAAGAAAGATGATGTTGTAAGTGTCAAACATTGGCAATCTGCTAGTGGTGAATACAGATTTAGTATTGTAACCAAAGAAGATATAACTGCTAATGAGAATGATATGCTAGATAAGATTAGCGACTTCATTGAAAATCATTCACCTTATTATCCTTCAGTAAAAAGAGAAAACAAAGATGCTAATCATCTATTAGTAATAAATCCTGCAGACATACATATAGGTAAATATGCTAATGGAGTTGAAACTGGTGATGGGTATGATGTTGAAACTGCCTGTATGCGTGTTTTAGAGGGTTTAGAAGGACTTATATATAAAGCAGATGGCTTTGAGGTAGAAAGGATATTATTTTGTATAGGTAATGATGTTTTACATATAGATAATGTATATAATCAAACTACAGCAGGTACAGGTCAAGATGTAGATGGTAAGTGGTGGGAACATTTTGAGGTTGCATTAGCACTATATGTTAAGTGTGTAGAAATGCTAAGAGAGATAGCACCTGTAGATGTTGTTCATTCAATGAGTAATCACGATTACCAAAGTGGATTTCATTTGGCACACGCATTAAAGAGTTGGTTTAGAAACGATAGGGATATTACTTTTGATATTAGTGTAGCACATAGAAAGTATTATAAGTATGGTAATAACTTAATTGGCTTAGAGCATGGAGATGGTGCTAAGATGGCGAACTTACCTTTAATGATGGCTCAAGAAAAACCAATAATGTGGAGTGAAACTAAATATAGATATTGGTATCTACATCATTTACATCACAAAGTTAAACATAAGTGGCTAGATGCTAAAGACTTTATAGGAGTTACTGTAGAGTATATGCGTAGTCCATCAGGAACTGATAGTTGGCACTCAAGAAAAGGATATGTTGGAGTTCCTAAAGCAGTTGAAGGATTTTTGCACGAAAAAACAAGTGGGCAGGTGGCTCGTTTGGTGCATTACTTTTAATATTTTTTTAATGAAACTAAAAGACTCAACTAAACTTTCTTTGTTCTATATTCTATTAATTATAATAGTTTTATTCTTCTCAATATAATAATTTTAACCTAGTAGGTAAACATTTATCTAAAAATTGTTAAAAATCTTTTGGTGGGTAATTCCAATTTTATATCTTTGCCTCAATTAATAACTAAAAACTAAAAACAATGAACACAGAAAAAATGAAAGAAGAATTAGTAAAAACACAAATAGAAGCATTTAACAATTCTATAAAAAACACACAAGATGTTTTTAATAAATGTTTTAAAACACAAAAAACACAAAAAACACAAAATGAGAAATACATTTTAAAAGACAATTTAAATACTCACATCTCAATGCACGACACAGAAGATGAAGTACACGAAAAACTACAAGAATTTA